AGAAAGCGACTTAAAATCCGTTTTCGCGAAAGCGGAGTGCGGGTTCAAGTCCCGCCGCCGGCAGAGTGCTTTGTGACGATTTGAGCTAGGTTTTAAGCGGGTTGGCGGGTGGTTGGCTTCTTGAAACTACAGGCGGCTATTGGCGGCTAGTGGAAGAAAATAGTTGAGATTTCGGGCAACACGGGCAACAGTTCGGGCAACAGCCATGAGTGCCTTTATTGTCAGTCCCTACCCGCAGCGTCCCGGAACGCCTTGGAAACTGACGATTCCGCAGAAAATTTTTGGCCGTCGCATTCGCCGGTTTTACCGGACCGAAGCCGAGGCTTGGGCGGCGGGGCCGGGGCTTTTGGAGAAGTTGCAGAAGGGTGGGACGGATTCGCTCGCGGAGGAGCAGGCGAGCGGCATGTCTATGAAGTCGGCGATTCGGGATTACATCGCGAGCAAGGCGGGCAGCTCGGAGCGGCATCGTGAGAAGTTGGAAAAAATATGTGGGGAGCTTTTGGTTGCATTCCCTGGCGCGGTGGCGGCGGTGTCGCCGATGCAGGCGGCTCGGGTCTTTGGAAAGATCAAGGGCGCGCCGACGACGCGGGCGGGGTGGCATCGATATGCCTCTGGTTTTTTTCGGTGGTGCGTCGACATGGAACTCCTCGACCGGAATCCATTTCGGCGCGTCGTGGCGCCAGAGGCTGAGAGTAAACGGTCACTTCTCTCGGCAAAGGAACTGCGGGCGATTCTGGATGCGGAGATGAGCGACGCTCTCCGCGCTTGGTTTTTGCTGGGTGCGTTTGCGGGGTTGAGGTCAATCGAGGTCCACAGGATGCGCTGGGAGGATGTGGATTCGAAGTCCGGCCAGATCGAGGTGCGGCGGGAGGTTTCGAAACAATCAAGCGGCCTGCCGGAGCGGATCGTGGATTTCACGGAGCCGCTGGCGAGGCGGAAGGATTTTTTCAAAGGAAAATCGGGGCTGATCGTGGTTGCGAAATCGCTCCGCCTTTATCGGGAGCGGGAGGCGCTGATCGAGCGGCTGAACAACGAGGGCGTGGTGCCGTGGGCCATGCTTCCCGAGAACGCCCTTCGGCACTCTTACGCGACCTACCACCTCGGCCGCTGCCAGGATGCAGGGAAGACCGCGCACCAGATGGGGCATTCTTCGACGGCTCTCGTTCTCAAGACCTACGCGGTGCCGTCTCGCAAAGCGGACTGGCGCGCTTGGTGGCGGGTTTAGGTTTCGCAGGGGTATCGTAAAGAAATAACAATCAGTCTTTTACCCCCCCCCCCCCCAGCAAATCGGGCCAGAGCATGACGGGCATTGGGGTGTCTTGGTCTTGCGTTAAATCGTGAACCTGCCCTATCCAGTCTTCTGGGAGTTTTTCTTTGCGTGAATTGAGTGACCAGAAGCGGAAGTTTCGGATCCCGGCTCGATCACTACACCAGCACCCGACTGGACTTTTCCCTTTGAACCGTTCTTTTCGGCGGTTGGTTTGCCAATTTCTTCGAGCTTGTAGCTCGGATTTCCATCCGCCCTACGGAGTTCTTGCGTGAGTAAAAAGCGCACCCAATTCGACAAACTGCCGAATCCATTCTTGTTCGCGAAATCCTTGGAGCGCTTGATTACATCAGGCTCTAGCGAGATTCCCGCGCTCTTGGATTTGCGCGAAATCGGTTTTTTCGGATTCATGTCAATAGAAAATATCACCCCTCTAATAATTGTCAATTTTTAGCCATTGGGGTGATCACCCCATTTTTTTCTTTGAATGCGTCAACAATTAGCAATTGTTGGTGCATGGCTAACAGACCAGTCCCGGAGAACAAAAAAGCAAAAGCGGCGGGAATCTCACTCCCGCCACAACTGATCAACCAAGCGCGCAAGCACGCTTATCAACGAGGAATGAGCCTTAGCGGGTTCGTTCGTCATCTACTCATCGAGAAGCTCGAAAAGGAGGCAGCATGAACCTCTCCGATGTTTACATAGATATTGACGAGGCAAAGCGCCTCACGGGTTTTTCTTCCCGCTCGATCCGCGACTACATCAAGCGAGGCGAGTTCTGCGCCTCGATGCCACGCGGCCGGTGCGGTGGCTGGCACATCGTCAGGGAATCATTTCTCGACTGGTGGGGCTACCGCAACGCCTCCACCGCGAATCGCACGACGATCCCAGCACGCAAAAGGAGGGCGGCGTGATGAATCTCTACTATTGCACCGCCAACGGCGTCTTTGGCCGGTTCGGGGATTATGTGTGGGCCAAGTCCCGCATCGATGCCGAGCTTGAATTTCAGAACAAGCACCACTCATGGCCGACTTCGACTCGGCTCGAACGGAGGGCCGCGTAATGGACTTTGAGACCACGCTTCGCTGTATCGGTTACGCCATCGACTTTATCCAAATACTCGCCCTGCCGGTCTTCTTGCTGGCGCTCACTTGGAGGCTGGCCCGATGAGCCGCTGGATCCCCGCATCGGTGGAACTGCCGGACTCAGACACCGATGTGATTGTCGCGGCTGAGGACGGCCATGTTGAGGCTGGCTTTCACGACGGCCGCGTCTGGCGGTGGCTGAATGCCTGCCGGATCGAGCCCGACATCACGCACTGGATGCCGTTTCCAAATCCACCGGAGGACGCCCGATGAGCGCGTGGGAGGCCGTCCTTCTCTCCTCCATCGCCTTCGGGTCGATGTGGGCTTGCTACTGCCTCGGATTTCGTGACGGGCGCATGAATGAGCGCCGTCGCCAAGAGCGGTTCTACCGCCGCGAAGAGTTCGGGCGCGATTGGGACAACCTAGAGGATTTCGACTGATTTTGCCTCGCTAGTCCCCAAGGGGGACGCAGGGGCCAAGGGGGGCTGCGCATCCCAAAAAACGCAGACCAAACAACAAACAAACCAGAGTGATATGAAAATTGTAAAAGGAAAACAACAACGACCACAGCGGGTCGTGATTTACGGGGTTGAAAGCGTCGGCAAGACGACTTTCGCCAGCAAGTTCCCAAATCCTCTCTTCCTCGACATCGAGGGCGGCAGCAATCACCTCGCCGTTGACCGTGTGGCGGTTTCGACTTGGAAAGAACTCGGCGAGTGCATCCAAGAAGCCAGCCGGACGGATTACGAGACGATCGTGATCGACAGCGCCGATTGGGCCGAGCGGTTGGCGGTTGAAGACCTCCTCGCTACGAACAAGAAGCAAAGCGTCGAGGATTTCGGATTCGGCAAAGGCTGGGTCATGACGGCGGAAAAGGTCAGCCGGTTTTTGACCGCTCTCGATATGCTCATCGATGCCGGCAAGCATGTGGTTGTCCTGGCGCACAGCAAGGTGCAGCGCACCGAGCCGCCGGACATCTTGGCCGCTTATGACCGTTACGAGTTGAAGCTGTCGAAGCAGTCCTCGCCGCTGGTCAAAGAGTGGGCTGATGAACTCTGGTTTTTTAGATTCAAAACGAAATCGGTCACCCAAGACGGCGGCAAGGCCAAAGGCATAGGGGGCAAGGAGCGGGTGATCTACACAACCCACTCGGCAGCCTACGACGCGAAGACCCGCTCGGGCCTCGCCGAGGAGTTGCCAATGGAGTGGGAGTCCGTGGCGCATGTCTTTGGGAAACCTGCACCCAAAACCTCGGCGCCTGTCGAAATCCTCGGTGCCGAGACGATGGCGGCCATGGAGTTGTTGGAAGCTAACGAGGAGGCGGTGAACGCCTTCCTAACCGGCAACGGATCCATCCAAGAGGGCGAGACCTGGCGCAATGCCTCGCCGAAGTTGCTGGCACAAATCAAATCCCGCCCGCAGGCGCTCATCGCCAAGGCGACCGCACAGATGGAGGTGGCGGCGTGAAGGGATTAACCACAGAGGACACAGAGGCCACGGAGGACAAGGCGAAAAAAGAACTCAGACAACTTCGAGTATCTAAAGATTTAGACCGGTTACTTCGAATTTATGAAGTATCGATATTTAACGAAGGGCCAGGTGGATCCTTTCAAAGAACATTACAGCATTTAATAGTCGAAGCTGCAAGTTTAGCTTCTGAAGGAGAAAGCCAAGAAGACCCATATTGGCAAGAGCTTGAAAAATTGATGGTTGGGTCAGGCGGAGAGAACAAGGAGGGCGGGAAATGATTGCCAAGGAAATCTCCCCTTCGTCCCTTCCGAAGCTCGCCGAGTGCGCCCTGTTTACGGGCGCACCCGGCACCAGCCCGGCAGCCGAGCGTGGGACGCTACTGGATAGGGCGATCAGGGAGCTTTTGGTTGATGATCCCACGACTTTCGACACGCTGAGCGCCGAGGATCAAGCGGTGGCTCGGTGGGGCGTTGAGGAGCTTCGGACGCTCTCCGGTGGCTACCATGTCGAAACCCGCGAAGAATATCTCGGCATGGAGGTGCCTGGCCTTTCGAAGCCGGGAACGGCTGATGCGGTATGCGTTCGGGCTCAGTGGGTGGCAGATGTAAAAGCGGGCCAAGTCAGAAATTATAGGGAGCAGCTCGCGGCCTACGCCCTTGCCTGTATGCACGAGCATTTCGCCGACTCGTGGACGGCTCATGTCGTTTATGTCGATCAGAGAGTTAGGCGGACCTACACCTTCACCCGCGAGCAAGCCGAGGCGACCGTTTCGGCGGTGATCGCAAACGCCAGCAGCCGGTTGGCGGAGCCGACGCCGAATGAATTTTGTGGCTGGTGTGCTCATGCCAACTCGTGCCGGGCCTTGGTTCGTCAATCCTCCGAGGCGCTGGCATTAGTCAAGTCCGACCTGTGCCTCTCCGACATCCGCGACCAAATCCTCGCCAATCCGGTGGAGCTTTCGGCCTTCGCCGCGAACTGGAAGCTGGCCGAGAAGCAGATCGCCGAGCCGGTCATCGATGCTCTGAAAGAACGCCTCGCCGCCGGCGAGGACATCCCCGGCTGGAAGGTCACGACCGGCGCGGGGCGGCAGTTCGTCGAGGCCGATGCCATCGCTCGGGCATCCGCCAATGTTTCCAAAGAGACGCTCATCCTCGCCCTCGGCGGAAAGATGAGCGCCGACAAATTTCGCCAGTTCTGCGCCGACGCCGGCGTGGAGATGGACGAGTCAGCGGTGCGAGCAGGGTCACCCATAACAACCCTGCGCCAAATCAAATCCAAAAAATAATATGCCAACATACAAACAACAGGAACCCCAAGCGCCACAGATCACGCCAGGAAAACACAAGGTCGAGATCGAAGGCGCGGAACTCAAGATCAGCGACCGCACCGGAAACGAATACATCCGCCTCAAGTGCCGGGTGAAACTTCCAGACGGCAGCAACGGCGGCACCATCTACGACAACATGGTTTTTACCGCCAAGTCGGCATGGAAGATCGACCAAATCCGCGAGGCGCTGGGCTTTGCCATTATCCCAAACGAGGACGCAAGCGTGGAGCCGGAACACCTCGTCGGCCGCACCGGCACGGTGGTCGTGGAGCACAATGACGACACCGGATACCACGAGGTCGCCAGCTGGGTTTCACCCAAATCCTCGGCCCCCGCGCCGAAGGCCAAACCCGCCAAAGAGACCGACGATATCCCGTTCTGATTCAACCCTCCGGGGCGCGGCGTGGATACGCGCAGGAATTTTTAACCCATGACCCAAGACCTCTCCCTCCGCCTCTCCATTTGCTTGAACGACTGCCCGATCGGGCTGCGCATTCAACGGGCGGAGCCGCTGCCGAACTACCGGCACACCTACGCGCTGGCAGAACAGGCGGAGGCGGAGGCGGACATGGAGCGCGTGCGGAAATACATCGAGCGGAATGCAAACACAATGAAGGGAAGGAAATGAATGAGCTACACTTATTTGCAGGAGCAGGGGGAGGTATCCTCGGCGGGATGCTTCTCGGACATACCACAGTCTGTGCTGTCGAACTTGAACCTTACTGCCGAAAGGTTCTACTCCAAAGACAACGGGACGGGATTCTGCCAAAATTTCCAATCTGGGATGATGTCACTACCTTCGACGGCAAGCCGTGGAAAGGCCGGGTGGATGTCGTCTGCGGTGGTTTCCCATGCCAAGACATTAGCTCAAGCGGAAGCGGCGAAGGGATCGAAGGTCGAAGAAGTGGATTGTGGTCTGAAATGGCGCGGATCATTCGCGAAGTGGGACCACGATTCGTTTTCGTGGAAAACTCACCAATGCTCACTTCTCGGGGGCTTGGAACCGTTCTCGGAGACTTGGCCGAAATGGGGTTTAATGCGAAATGGGGAGTGCTCGGAGCCGATGCCGCCGGTCTTCCCCATCATCGCGCCAGAATGTGGTTGGTTGCCAACGCCAACCAAAACGAGCGCATCGAGTCACCGGAACGACAAGGTTCGCTTCGACTGCCTTGCCGCCTTTTGTCGGGCACTCTGGGGGGCTGGATACCCGAACCCCCGCTTTTGGGAGAAAATCATGGGGTGGCCGACATCGTGGACAGATGCGCGGCCATTGGAAATGGGCAAGTTCCAGCAGTGGCTGCTCTTGCATGGGAAATTTTAACAAAGGAACTTATTTATGGCCGGAGAATGGATTAAGGTAGAGAACCACCTGCACGAGAAGGTCGAGGTGGCGGCGATTGCTGACCACACCGGATTAGACCTGGATGCGGTGGTCGGGAAGCTCGTCAAAGTGTGGGCTTGGGCGTCACGGAATTGTCACGGTGACGGCGTGACAAGTGTCACAGCACTGCGTGTCATTCGTGAAATCACACGCGTCGACAACTTCGACGAAGCGCTCTCAAATTGTGGTTGGATTCGCATCAAAGGCGACAAAATCGAGTTCACGAACTTCGACCGACACAATAGCCAAACTGCTAAAGAGCGAGCACTTGCAACACAGAGAAAGTGGAAGCAACGCGGTCACGAAGCTGTCACGAAAATGTCACGCCCTCACCGTGACAAAAACGGGACTAGAGAAGAGAAGATAAATAAGGCGGTTGCCTACGGCAACGCGCCAGCCCCCATGTCCCTATGAACGCAATGGAGAAAATCATTCCCATGCCGAAAGCGGCAATCCCTCTGAACGAACCGGCAGAACGGGCGGCGATTTCGTGCCTGATGCAGAACTTTGCCAACCTGGACGCGATGTCCTGGCCGGATGACCTGTTTTTTTACGAGAAGCACAAACTGATCCTCGGCACGATCCGCAAGCTGCACGAGGACGGGGTGAAGACGGATTTCATGGCGGTCCTGGCGCAACTCGAGGCCACGGGTCAGCTCGACGCGGCGGGCGGTGCTCACGAACTCAATGACCTCCACGATGTCATGCCCACAGGCGACTCGGGGACGGCGGCATGGCATCGCGGGGCGTTGATGGATGCGAGGCGTTACCGCACGGCGCTGGCCGCGATCCGCAAGGCGGAGGAGGGTTTTCTCCGTCAGGAGGGCGACATCGCTGCCGTGGCGGAGGCACTCAATGGCGCGGCGGCCATGCAGGAGACGCCCCGCGTGGGCATGAAGCAACTCATCGACGGGTTGATCGCCGACCTGGAGAAGACGGAGCCGGTGGAGACCTTTGGCTCGGGGATCGGCGCGCTGGACCGCGTGGCGCACCTCAAGCGCGGGGAACTCCTGACCGTGGCGGCGCCGACATCGGGCGGCAAATCGATCATGCTCCTGCAAATGGCGCTTCATGCTCTGCGGGCTGGCAAGCGCGTGGCGGTCTTCTCGCTCGAGATGCCGGCGACTCAGGTCGTGGGGCGGATGCTCTCGGCCATGTGTGGGTTTCCGGTCGGGATCCTTCGCATGAGCAACAGGGAAGGGGAGAAGTCGCAGGGGATGTCTAACAAGTTCACGGCTTACGCTCAGGAGCTGGCGCACTACCCGCTCGAGGTCGAGAGCAACCTCACCGAGTGGGAGGCGATCGATGGGGCGGCTCGGGAGTTGGTGGCGAAGGACAAGGCAGACCTGATCATCGTCGATTACATCCAACTCATCCACCTCCGGGCGCTCGGATCCAACGAGACCCGCGAGCAACATGTCTCGGAGGTGTCGAAGCGGCTCAAGTCGCTGGCCCTCCACCTCAATGTCGCGGTGGCTACGGCCTCCCAGCTCAACGACGACAACCCGCCGAAGCTCCGCGAGTCCCGCGCCATCGGTCACCACTCGGACCATGTGTGGTTCGTGGGAGGCCAGCCGGAGGAGCAGTTCCTGACCATCATCAAAAACCGCGACGGCGAGCGAGGCGGGGCCGTGCCGGTCCGAATGAACGGCGCCACGGCGACCTTTTCCGAACGAATCTCTGACAATCAAACAACTAACAAATGATCGTCATGCTTGATACTCCCGAGGATTTGGATGTGGCGGCTGGCGAGCTTGGCTGTGAGGTCGAGCAATTACTGACCCCATTAACTCGGCGCAAGCGACAGAAGCCAGAATGCCGATTCACGATAGACAATGGCGCATTTGCAAAATTCAACCCCTCTGGGTTTTTGTCGCTTCTCGAAAGAAATGCCGATGGCGTTGACCTTTGTAGGTGGGTGGCGGTTCCCGATGTCGTGGGCAGTGCCATAAGAACAATCGAAGTTTTTAACCATTGGAAAACCAAAATCTCCCGCTGGCCATTAGCCTTTGTCTGCCAAGACGGGCAGGAGTCATTGCCGATCCCATGGGGTGAGATCGTGGCCGTGTTTATCGGCGGAACGGATGATTTCAAACTAGGGCGCCATGGGGCCGCTTGCGTGAAAGCGGCAAAGGCTCTTGGCAAGTGGGTCCATGTGGGACGGGTGAACACGCCTGGGCGCTTGGAATACTTTGAGGATTTAGGGGCCGATTCGTGCGACGGCACCGGCCTCGCTCGCTACTCGCACATGCGGGCGGCGATTTATGAAAACGCACGGCAACCAAAACTTATATGACAAAACAAGATCGGCTCAACGCCACATTCAAACTCTGGAAAGACTTCACATTTGAAGCCGCTCATCAACTCACCAAAGTTCCGGTGGGTCACCAATGCGGCCGACTTCACGGCCACAGCTACAAACTTCGGATTCATTGCCAAGGCAAACTCAACCCTGAACGGGATTGGGTTGTTGACTATGCCGATATCGCTGCCGCCACAAAGCCGATCGTCCAGCAATTAGACCACACCTTCCTCAACGATCACTTTGATTTTGAGACAACTGCCGAAAATATCGCCTATTGGGTCGCTGGCGAGATCAAGCCGAAATTGGCGTCGGTGTATGCCGTCGAGCTTTTTGAAACACCAACGACATCCGTGTTTTTTGAACTATGAAACTCTACATCGGCATAGACCCCGGCCTGAGCGGCGGTCTCGCATTCATCCCAACCCTCGGCGACGCATGGGCGCACAAGATGCCCGAGACCGACCGCGACCTCATCGACCTCCTCAGTGATGCCATTTCGCTGGCTGAGCCTCGGGCCATGCTGGAATTAGTCCATTCTTCGCCGCAGATGGGCGTCAAATCGGCTTTTACCTTCGGGGAGGGGTATGGACGCCTTCAAGCGATTCTGACCGCGCTGCGCGTCCCCTACGAGCGCGTGAGGCCGCAGGCATGGCAGAAGGCCATGGGGTGTTTGACCCGTGGCGACAAGAATGTGTCGAAGCGCCGAGCGCAGGAGCTTTTCCCAAGCCTCAAGGTCACGCACGCCACGGCGGACGCGCTCCTCATCGCCGAATTTAACCGGAGGACGGCCAAGCCATGAGCAAACGCAAAAAACCCAAATTCGGAGGGCGCGGGAAGATCATCCAGATGACGATGGGCTATCGGGAATTCCGAGAAGCCTGGCTCGCCAACATGCTCGAGGAGATGAGCGCGGCCTGTGATCGATTTTGGAGCAAGACCCCCGAACGCCGGAAGATCGAGGCCGCGCGCCTGCGGTCAGGATTTAACTACGGACACTCTCATGAATAACTCATTCACCGCAAGGAACGGCGAGCCTGCCTACCTGCCTGACTACGATATCGATTCACCCGAGGACACGCTCGCGGATGAACTCGGCACGACGCCGGCCGTGGCCCGCAAGGTCATCGCCATGCTCCAAGCCGCCGAGGTGCGCCAGCAGGCGTTGACCTTGGGCAAAGTCGTCGGGCTTTTGCTCGAGACAAACAACCTGCCGGTCATGGCCAACGCCATCGCTTTCGCGGCCGGCCTCGACCAGCTCAACGGCAAAATGTCCCAGGCGCAGGTGGCGCGGGAGCTAAAGGTCACACGCGCCCTCGTCTCCCATTATGTCGTCGGCGTGAGGGATTTCCTCTCGGGCAAAAGCCAGACATTCGACTGCACCAAGTTCCGTAAGTCCAACAAGTCGCGCCAGACCTTTCGAGAGAAGGCGACGGATCCATTCACGGCGGCCAAGGCGGCTGCCATCGCAAGATACAAAGCCAGTAACCACATCACCACAAAATGCAAATAATCGACACCACCATGTTCACGCTCCATGCGTTGAACCTACCCGACACCCTCACCCCTGCCGAGTGGACGAACATCCATAAGGACATCCTCGTGTGCAAGCGAGCCGCCTCCAAGTGGCTCAGTCAGTCGAGAGACTACAGCACGGCACGGTGGGGCATGGAGTTCTGCGCCGACACCGAGGCACAGCTCGAGCTAGACCTCGGCCTCACCTTGGCTGACGAGAAGCCAACCCTCAACCCGGACGACAAGACCAAGGCCATCGTGACCATCGAAGGGCTCTCGCAGAAGTTCACCGTTTGGGAGAGGAAGATGAGCGATGACATCGGCAAGTGGGACAAGGCACGGCTCGAGCGCGCCCTCGAACTCCTCACCCCTATGGAGACGACAGCCGCACGGATCCGCCAACTCCTCGCGTGACCTGCCCGACCTGTGGAGCTGCCACCCGAGTCATCGCAACCCGCGACGGATACAGGCGCAGACTATGCAAAGCCGGGCATCGGTTCGTCACCATCGAACAGGCGCACGAAACCAAATTCCCATGGCTATCCAAACCCAAGCGCAAACCATTGAAGAAGAAAAAGAAACCAAAGCAAGACGACAAATGGATCGAACGCATCAACGCGAAGCTGGCCGAGACAACATGAGGGGGGTGGCATGGGAACCCTACCGAAATGGTTCAACCATCGCAGTTTGCCAGTCGCTCGTCGTTCTTTTGAGCGTTGCATAATTTGACATCGTTGCACAAGCCGTGGGCATCACGGAATTAAGCAACGCGTTAAGCATCGACAAGTCGGTCGTCTCGCGCCTCGTCAAGAAAGGCATGCCCACGACCTCCGTGGACGCCGCCCAGGCGTGGCGTGAATCGAACGCACCGCCCCGCGCCAAGCGTGGGCAACGCGGAACACCGCCGCCTCCGCCGAAACTCTCAAAGGTTGCCGAACCTCCGAGAGTGTCAGAGCCTGCCGAGCCTCTGCCAGTTCCTCCACCGCCGCCGGTTCACGACAGCGCACCCGAGCCGGACGACGAAGACAACACGCCGCGCCAATCCCTGCGCCGCGCCCGCCTTGCCGAGAAGGTCGGCTACAACGAACTCGTCATCTGCAAGCGCAACGGCGGCTCGGTCGAAGACATCCGCAAGGCAAACCAAATCTACATCGCCAGTCGGAACAACCGCATCAAGGCCGAGAAGGATTTCAAAGACTGGCAACGCCAGGAAGCCATCACCCTCTTTTACGACGAAGCGCGCGACATCACGAGCCGCCCGCACATCACCGCCAAGCAGCTCCTCGAAGTCATGCCCAAGACCCTCGCCACCCGGCTGCACGGCCAACCGCAGAAAACCATCGAGGCCACCCTTG